TGCGAGACGCATATTCATACTACAAATCCAACAAATCAAAACCTTTTAACGCCCGATAAACAGCCTTTCGTCGAGGCATTCAGCGACCCTATCGTTTCTGTTTTGATGAATGTTGTGTATTTTATGTTTTCCGTGTTTCCATCATCCGATTTTTTCCAGATTTCCCTATCTCCAGGTTCTCAAGACCCTTATTTCTCTTCTTTCTTCTATTACTCCCTATCCCCGTAACCCTTAGGATTCTGAACCGTTCAGACTCTGAGAGTAGGATATACGTAAAAAAACGAGAACAAAATTCGCTTTTAAACATTATAATATTTAGTAAGAACTAAGACAACGAAATGTCTCTAGCAAGCAGAATGACAAGTGTTGGAGGGGCTGACAATTACGGAGAATCGGATTACGGATGGGATGAGACTGTTTTAGGGGATATGCATCTTAACAGCGCGATCAACTTGGATCTATTCAAGGAGTTCCTACACATAGATCCCCCCGTTTACAAGGTCAAGGAAAATCACAGGTTAACAGAAGAGCTAAGAGAACTTCAATCCCTGGCCAGAAAGGGCTCAAAGATAGAGATCGGGTTTCAGAGACTGTTTGCTCGCATGTTCCCCAGAGACGGAAATCTCATACCCATGGATAGCACGATGACCAGAATGATAATGAAGATAATCAGAGACTCGGGTACCAAATACAAGCTGGGAATCCCACTGCTTGGAATCTCGGAGGAAATGATCAAGAAAGGGGCCATGGTTCCCAGCAACCTCGTATATAGCTTCAACTGCTTTCTCAACATCATATACGGGAGATCAGAATGGATAAGGTCAGAAGGTATTGCCATTCGTTTCAAAATGTATGAACATGGACGATTCATCAGGAGAGACTTGACGATCAGCGAGAAAGAGTACAACTTCATCGTCGGGAAGGAGGTGGTCGAGATAAGAGCATCGAGGAGAAAGGAGAGATTCATAGCAGATTACAACTCTCTCTTACTGCTGTTGGATGTTGCAGGACAACGAATATGTGCACATCTATGTTCTCAGCTCGGGGAAATATCCGGTGTTCCAGGTTCACTCTCTCGATACCATCTGGAGACTCTATGTACTGCCGGGGATAGAATGATAGAAAGATGCGGTAACAAGGCATACGAGGTTCTAGGAATGTATGAGGCTCTCTGCGTGGGAAGGCTCTTGGAAAACAACCCAGACGGAATAACAGACCATACACAGTTCTCTGCGAACTGTGAAGAGGAACTACAGGAGCTAATTGCCGGGTCTGTCGAACCAGCATTCATGAAGAGTCAGGTGGATTTGATCAAAACTACACTGGAGAAGATGAAAAATCAGGATATATCGAACGCTTTCTGTCTATACAGAGTCTGGGGACATCCAACAGTGGACATATATGAGGGGATGAAAAAAGTGCATACTATAGGGACAAAAGTGAAGGTGATTCCTCCGAATCTAGGAACAATCATGGTATGCCAATTCAGGAAGATGTTCATGTCAACCTTCTTCAAGAAGCATCATAGGTACCCACCCATCACGGGAACCCCAGGAGAATATCTAGAGAGATGTCTAAAGGACAATGTCGCGATCAGGATAGAGCACCTTGCATACAATCTAAGAGACTTCGAGTTCATCAGAATAGGGGAGACATACAGTGTTCCAGACACATTCGATATGTGTCATGTGCTCAATGACAAAGCAGTCAGTCCCGACATGTCAGAGCTCTTAGAGTCAATAAAGAACGGGAAAGGAACTAGTTGTGGAGCAAAAAGAAGGGGAATGTTGAGATGGATGGAGGGAGACAGTCTGAACTGTAAATCATTTCTCTCAGACATTGATGAAAAGGGACTGAGCGAGGAGGATCTTCTGATAGGAATGTATGAGAAGGAGCGAGAGATCAAGGTTGCTGCTAGAATGTACTCTCTGATGACAGAGAGGATGAGATACTATTTTGTCTTGACTGAAGGGCTCATTGCAGACTACATACTGCCCCATTTCCCTGAGATCACAATGAAGGACAGCCTGAACGTATTACTGAAGAAGATGTGGGAGTCTGGAGGACAGAGAAGTATAGGATCAATGGATGTGAACATAAACATCGACTTCTCCAAGTGGAATACAAACATGAGAGAAGGGCCCACCAGTGACACATTCAGAGAGATGGACGGAATATTTGGGTTCAAAAGGTTGATAGCCAGAACACATGAGATCTTCAATGCATCTCTGGTCTATTCAGCATCAGGGAAGTACCTTCCTACCATCGAGGACGGTAGAATCCTAGATGATCCTCCCATGTGTTACAGAGGGCACCTAGGAGGGTTCGAGGGGCTGAGGCAGAAGGGATGGACAGTAGCAACTGTATGCTTGCTCGCATATCTCTCAGAGCAGAACAAGATCCAGATGAAGTTGATGGGACAGGGTGACAATCAGATCATCAGGCTAAGGATGCCGACCAGCTACTGGGATAGCTTACGACTCACAGAGGAGATGAAGAAGAAGGAGGCCAGGATTCTATCTGACAAGTTCGTGCATGAGATGGACATAATATTCACAGGAGTAGGACTTCCGATCAAGGTCAGAGAGACATGGAAATCGACACGACTTTTCATGTACGGAAAGGTAATGCTATTAGACGGACGGCAGCTCCCTCAATGGTATAAGAAAACTCTCAGATCATATGCTCTAAGCAATGAGGGAACCCTGACAATCAGTGGGGTGATCGGAACCATCGCTACCAACATGTGTGCGGCAGGAGGAGGAAGTGAAGTGCCCTGTGTTATGTATCTCTTCTTCTTGTTGTTGGCGGAGTGGTCACTCGAGTTCATGTTCAGGTATCATCCGTTCACAAGGGTTGGGATCAAGGATGGGAGTTCAATGGAGTTTCGACTGAACGAGAAGGGAGGATATGTTCATAAGCAGACTCGAAAGACAAACAATCTGTGGCTGAAGTCCCTCTTGGTCCTAGTGCCTACTGCCGTGGGAGGAAGTGTTACTATTCCTCTCACCGGATTCATAATGAGAGGATTTCCTGACAAAGCTTCAGAGGGTTATGCGTGGCTGAAATTCTTAGGGTCATCAAAGTCTCCTATCCAGGGCTTCCTGAAGAACTTCTATACCTTCCTTCCCAACGATACCGTAGAAGCCGACATGTTAGTGCAGTCCCCTTTCTCTCTGAACCATAAGAGACCTCCAACACCCGGGTTACAAACGAAAGAGAACATAAGAGAATGGCTGCTTTCAACACCGAGATTCCAACAGAACCGATTCATTCGAAGCATGCAGGTTCTCCTATCAGGGTTTGACAAGAAAAGTGTTTGCCGTGAACTCCTAACGGAGAGAATGAATCCGCTGATCAGTCACGAAGTCTATGAGACCTTTGGGCATGTTTACTGTGAGGGGATCGTAGCCAGGGTAGAGAACACTCGAACGATACGAACACTTCATCTCAGCAGAGAGGACAGAAAGCCAATCGTGGCAAAGCTAATGACTGATGAGATGGCATACATAGCATATATGTGGTGGAGGGGGAATACTAAGGGTGAAGTTTTTGAGGAATGTGCAACAAAGCAGGCTCGGAAAGGTAGAAATGTTGGCTGGAAAAGAGAGATCATGGGAATTACCACACCTCATCCTCTGGAAGTGCTATTCCAAAGTGTATGCAGACCTGGGGACCAATGCCAAAGATCAGATGACTACATCACATCGAAGCTTGTAGACGACGGGAAGTTTCCCCCATTCCTTGGGAGCAAGATCAAGAACAAGGTGTACTCGCTGCAGGACGAAGAAGCGAGAAGAGAACCACTGATCAAAACCGGGGCTAGATTGGCCAGACAGTTCAATTGGATCGGAATGGGAGAGAATATGAGAGGATTGGTCTTAAAGAATGTAGGGTCCATATGCGATGTGTCAGTATTTGACAAGTTCGTTGATGATGATCCCTCAGACAACCTATACACTGGGTCTCTCATGCACAGGTTTACCCCCTCCTCTGTCTCTGAAGGCTGCTTCATCAACTATGCACCTCAAGTCGGTCACAAGGTCTTCATGTCTTCAGATACACTCCCCTCTCTCTCCAGAGGCCAGACAAACTACACATTTCATTTCCAAGCAATGTACTGCTTTCTTCAATACAGCATATCCAAATCAGGGAATGAAGGATCATACCATCATCATATCATGTGCCAAGACTGTGTAGTCCCTGTCGAAGATGAATTCGATGACATCCCTAATGAAACTCCAAGCATAGTAAAGGCACAAGAAGAGCAATACGTCTCGATAATCAGAACAACGTTAGGGTACATTCATACGAAGCCCAGGAGTGCGATGGTCTTGGAGGACAAGAGCCCCATAGGAAGATACATCGAGGATGTGGAAGGACACGAGAAGGAACTATACTCAGGGGTTGTCGAGTTACTGTGCTGGAAATCCGCATTGGAGATCTTAGGTAGAACAAGAGACACTCATGCAACAGTCGGGACAGAAGACCTACAGGGGTGGCCCAGAATATACGCCTATAAGGTCTCAAGAAGGCACATCATAGGAAAGGTGACCTCATTCATCCTATACATCCTGGCAGTACAAATAGGAGAGCTCCCTCTTCCTTACAGCATGGAGAGAGTTAGCCGACGAGCGATAGATGTAGTCTCACGAGTCGGTCTTGAGGGATTTTCTGCAGTTGCCTCTCTTTGTCTAGGGAGAGATATCCCGATGGTGAATGATGTCGTGACCATCGTAGATGGGTTTGCTTATCCAGAGACTGTGTCCGTCTGCCTCAGATCCATCAAGGCATCTATCCTTATGACCATAGGCAAGGTGATCAGAGTGGATGGTTTCATGTCGAGAAGGAGTGTATATCCGACAGAGTCAATGACCTCGGACGATTTTCTGAGGATCTTGGGATTCAAGGCTGTCATCTTCTATGGGTGCACAAAGATCCACGAAAAGTGCCAACTAAAGGGACTTGACCAAGTGACCTACGCAGAAATGATGTGTCATCATAGATGTCTAGAGAAACTCCTATCTTCCAACCTCCTAACCCACATGACCATGGACAGAGCCATGAAGTATCTACCCATCAAAATCACCAAAATTCTCCCTAAGATCTCTTCCACAAGACCGAACACAATTGCCGTGACAAGAGAAGTAGAGACTGAGAATCGAGAGTTTTCCGACACCTTCCCCATTGATGAGAGAGTGACATATCCAGAAATGGATCTCAAAACCAATCAGATGATCCAGTATCCCACATCAAGCATATACAAATGGAGTGACATCCTTCTCGGAATTGAACATTACGATCATGTAGTAGTCATGGGAGATGGCACTGGAGGTACATCAATGGTTGCTGCGCACATGTTCCCGAACTCCACCATATATCCTATGGCACTCCTAGAAAGTAAGAATCTGATCCCTCAAGACATGGAATCACTTGCCCCTCCTATGTCCAGGAAGCTTACAAATGTAGATTCATCCCTCCTGATCGATCTCCCTGATGACATCAGAAAGCCCACATTCAGGACTAGGATGCTAGAGAGAGTATCGCTCATGCGAGGAAACATTCTCATCATCTCTGACATTGAGGGAACTGGAACATTGTTCAGGGACATAGTATCCACATGTCTATACATGCCTACATCAACGGATGTTCTCATGAAAACACATCTAGCAGACCTCTGTGGATCATATTACATGATGAAGGGTGCAGGAAGGATTAGGCTCAGAGGTAGTCGGTTGGCGAACCTCAGATATGGAGAAGTATTCGTCTCATTCAGAGTCACCGGAGGGAACATCAGACCGAACAGAAGAGGGCTGGGGAACTGCATTCAGGAGGTGATGATCGGGCTCATGAATACCCAGATAGAGACAGCAACTGGAATGCTCTCGCAGATCGAGTCCATGTTCCCCTTGGCTGCTGACATGAGCATGAACATAGCTATGATGAAGATGGCCTCATGGGGAGGATCATTCTCGAGGAAGGTTCTGGGAGAAGATGGGCTCAAGCTGATGGGATATGTCTACCAATACATCAATACACACTACCATTTTGCCTCATCCTCTTACAGGCCCGGAGACAACAGAACAGTAACACCAAGGAGAAAAGAGGATCTGACCAAGCTCCTGTGCTCCATTATGTTGGGGGTTTATGGAGAAGATACAGAGACTATTGAGGAAGTGTCGAAGTATACGTTGATCGGGAGCAAGAAAGGAGTACCAGGAAAGAGTTACTTCAAGGTTCTGATGTGGAAAACTGGGACCAAGAGAGCCTTGGAACACGATGAGTACATGGTTGGGAGAGCAATAAGGAACTACCGCACCAGAATTCTGGAGGCCAAGAAACTGGATGGACCTATAGGATTGCCATTCCATAGTGGATCCCTAAGGAAGATTGCCACCTGGGGATACAAGATTCCAATATCTGCAAGCGGTGGATGGATAGACAATCACCTACAGATCTGAGGACCCTTGGAGGATGAATGATGTTGTGAATAGGGAGCACGAATGTATGAGCAGACGATGAATAAGTCCCAAATATTAGAAAAAACGAACCCAGATAGCTCAGTGACTGTTAATTCCTGCACAGGCTAATGGATCAAGATATCTAGACAACATCCAAAGTCGGAAGTAGGGAAAATATCCGAGCGTGTGAACATTGGAAAAAATCAAAGACGAAACCCCCGGGAATAATAAAACGTTGGAGTCTCCCAGCCCGCTAAAGCAAGTTGAGTTCTAACAAAGCCGTGTTAGTCGGGGTCTTGATTTTTATGATTTTGTTGTGCTGTGTTTGCGACGCGG